GACACAGGAGAACATAAGGATGTAACTACGCCAGACGTGGAAAGAGCCGAAAGAAAGAGAAGGTCTCCAAAGAAAGTTGAGCTAAACTGTCACGTTTGCGGCAAAAAGTTTGAGATACTGTCGTCTTTAGTTAGCGGCAAATATGTAAGATGTGATAGTTGCGTTAGGTAATAATTATGAGACACGACTATGTAAAACGCACCCCTAAAAATAACGACAGCAGACCCCTGAGAAAGAGTCGTGATGTACATATTCTAGCTTCCGTAATAACAAACAGCGGAAAAGAACTTGACTTCGTACATCAGGCCTTAGTTCAAGCTTATTGGAAAGATGAAGATTCATTTCATCATCATTGGAATGAATATGTAAAGGATAAAAATGGATAATTTAACAGATGTTGGCGCAGAAAGAGCTGTCCTAGCTGGCTTGTTCCAGTATGGGGTAGACTCTTACATTGAAATTGCAGATCTTATCGACAACCAGTCGTTTGGTCATGCTAATAACAAAATATTATTTGAGTGCGTTAAGAGAGTCATAGAAGATAACAGGAACGTGGATCTGCCTTCCATCCTGTCTGCCGCCGAAGTCTTAAAGTTTTCCGATTCAGTAAACAACGATGAAGAGTTGCAGTATATAAACTCCCTATTCAACTTTCCTGTTGATAAGGACAACGTGATAACATTTGCGGTGACTCTTAAAAAGCTTGAGTTCGCCAAGAAAATTAAAAAGATAACTGCTAAGATTCACAAAGACATAGACTCGGTTAATGGTAGTGAGTCAATAGACGAAATAGTATCTTTACTTGAAGCTCCCGTAATGGACTTCCTAATGGAGGATGACGGAGGGGAGAAGCCAGAAATGATAGGCGAAGGTGCTTCTGAATACATTGAGTTTTTGAAAGAGAACAAGTGCGATATCATTGGAGTGCCGACTGGCTTTCCTAGATACGACCACGCAATAGGAGGAGGTCTTAGGAGAAAGTGTGTTGATTTAGTTTCTGCCAGACCAAAGGTTGGTAAGAGTGTTTTTGCTGACAATGTAGCGTTAAACGCTGCGTCTGAAGGGGTTCCAGTATTAGTCTTAGACACTGAGATGTCAAAGGAAGACCATCTGAATAGAATAATAGCAAACCTTAGCAATGTCCCCATCAACGATGTAGCAACAGGATCATTTGTGGACGACGATGAGAAGCATGACAAAGTATATGAGGCAGTTGAGCATATAGAATCAATACCATATAGTTATGTAAGTGTTGCGGGAAAACCATTTGAGCAGATACTCAACATAATTAAAAGATGGATTATGCAAGAAGTCAAGATGGACGAGAATGGAAAAACAAATGATTGCGTTGTAGTCTACGACTACTTAAAGCTAATGTCTTCAAATTCAATAACAAACAACATTCAAGAGTACCAAGCTTTGGGGTTTCAAATTACTGCCCTGCACAACTTATGCGTCAAGTATGATTTTCCCTGTCTGTCTTTTGTCCAATTAAACAGGGATGGAATAACAAAGGAGTCCACAGACGCTGTGAGTGGTTCTGACAGGCTTATCTGGCTTTGTACGTCATTCTCCATCTTTAAACTTAAATCGCCAGAGGAGCTCGCTGAGGACGGCCCACAGGCGGGCAATAGAAAACTAGTGCCAATCGTCTCAAGGCATGGGGCCGGATTAGATGACGGAGATTATATTAATATGAACATGCTAGGCGAATACGCTAAGCTTGTTGAGTTAAGAACTAGAAATGAATTTAGGCTACAGCCAGTTGGGGATACGGGGCTTATATCAGACGAGGATTTAGGAGAGTTGAACGATGGACTTGAAGAAACTGAAGAATATCCTATTTGACAATATAGAACTTGTTTTAAGCAATTTAGACATGGAGTTTGAGGTTCAGGGAACCAATATATACTCAAGCTGTCCAATACATGAGGGTAGTGACAATCCAACAGCCTTGTCGTTATGTACGGAGAGGCAAATCTGGAGATGTTGGACTAGAAACTGCCACGAAGACTGCGGTACAGATATAATATCGCTTATCATGGCTGTGTTGAGTGTAAAAAATGGTTCAGAGTGTAGCTTTAGCGAAGCTTTAAGATGGTGCTGCGATTTGCTTAAGTTGGACAACAAGGGCATTGATGTTAAAAAAGAGAAGAAACCAAACGACTTTGTAAGAATGGTCAACATATTTGAAGGTAAGAACAAGTTCGCAAAACACAATGAGTACAACGAGGTTTGCAAGTTTGATTCAGCGTCGAAATATTTTATGAACAGGGGATTTAAAGAGGAAACACTTAACGAATTTATGGTAAGCGATTGCTATGAAAAAAACTCGTCCATGTACAACCGAGCAATTATACCTATCCATGATTACAGTGGAGAGAAAATAGTTTCACACATCGGCAGGTCGGTGAAAGATTTTATCAATCCTAAGTTTCTATTCTCAAAAGGTTTTAACAAAAGTAGATACATCTACAACTATCATAGAGCGATAGGTGCAGGCAAAGAGAAGTCTTGCTTGTTTATCACAGAAGGGCAGGGCGATGTATGGAGACTCTTTGAGGCTGGGATCATGAACTCAGTTAGTATATTTGGCAAATCTATCAGCAAAGTTCAGAGAGAGAAAATAGTGAACAGCGGAATCACAAAGCTAGTCGTGCTGACAGATAACGATCAAGCAGGTAGGGAAGCTAAGATGCAAATACAAAGAGACCTTAGCAGACTCTTTAAAATCTTTTTTCCTCGGATGAAGAAGAAGGACATTGGAGACATGACCACAAAAGAAATAGTAGAATTCATTTTACCTCAAGTAAAGGGAACATATTGAGATGAAGATAATAGGTATTTCAGGCAAAAAACAGTCTGGCAAAAACACTATGGCAAACTTCATTAACGGCGTAGTTCTCAAAAAGATAAACTCTATTGAGGACTTCTCGATTAGCGAGTACGGCGAGCTTGTTATTGAGACAGTGGTTGAAGAGGCCAGAGAAGAAGGGGTCTTGGATGTTACTAGAAAAGATTCCAGTTTCGTGCAATATGCCGAGATTCACCTTTGGCCATACGTTAAGGTTTACAGCTTTGCGGATGGATTAAAAACACTATGCATGAACTTTTTTGATCTATCGTTTGAGCAGGTCTATGGGACAGACCAACAAAAGAACACGGAGACAAATGTTTATTGGAGTGACCTGCCTACTCCAAACATGCAGCTTGGGAACAAAAGAATGACGGCCAGAGAGTTGCTACAATATTTTGGCACAGACATAATGAGAAGAATGAATACAAACGTGTGGGTAAATCATGCCATCAAGACAATAAAAGAAGAGGCGAGTCAAATAGCCATTATACCAGATGTAAGGTTTCCAAACGAAGTGGATTCAATAAAAGATGCTGGAGGCAAAGTGATTAGGCTAGAGAGACAGTTTCAAGAAGATGCCCATAGTAGTGAATGCGCTCTTGATAAAGACCAGTATGATTGGAGTAATTTTGACTTAGTGATAGACAATTCATCTGGAGGAACTCAGGAGTTCGTAGACGAAGTATCAAAATCAATTAAAGCATTGGAGTTATAATGTTAGTGACGTACATAAGAAGTTCAAGTTATAATAATTATGAGTTCTGCGAAATGCAGTACTTCATAACCTACAACCTTGGACATCAGTCAACATCAGGAAAGAAAGCCCAACTGGGAACCATAGTCCATAAGGTAATGGAGGTCTTAGGTGGTTGCCAACATCTACAGCAGGACGGAAAAAAGATGTTGCTAGTGGATGATGCTTTAGGAGAGATAAAGTTTAACAGGAAAAAACTTAAGAGCGAAGAGTTTGTAAACGATATACTTAGACAAAGTTATGACTGGTATACCAGCAACTGCACTCATAAGTATACAAACGCTGACTATAAGTTCTGTGACAAGCTGACTTGGCAAGCGCTAAATTATAACGATGGAGAGTTTGATCCTAGAAAGAGGAAGATAGTCGCCGCTGAACCTCACTTTGATATTGAGATTGAAGAAGACTGGGCTGAATACGAATATAACCTGCCTAACGGAGAAACACTCAAAGGCA